TTATCAGAGATGAAATAGGAATTGATCTTGTAATAGGTGGCTCACCTTGTCAGGGATTTAGTTTTGCAGGCAATCAATTAAACTTTGATGATCCAAGAAGCAAATTGTTTTTTGATTTCGTTAGAGTCTTGAAGATTCTTAAGCCTAAATATTTCTTATTAGAAAATGTCAGGATGAAAAAAGAAAGCCAAGATATTATTAGTGAGTATCTTGGGGTTGAACCAATAGCAATCAATTCAAATTTAGTTAGCGCACAGAATCGCTACAGATTATATTGGACTAACATCCCTTTTGATATACCAGAAGATAAAGGAATTATACTTGCTGATATTCTGGAGGATGGAGTAACAGACAGAGAGAAATCACATTGCCTTGATGCTAATTATTTTAAGGGTGGGAATCTTAAAAGTTACTTTGAAAAACACAGAAGACAATTAGTATTTAATAATAAAGGTGGTGCAATCAGAGGTCGCTATAATAAAGATGGAAAGATTCAACAACAATTAGAACTTAGACCTGATGATAAAACAAATACATTAACCACAGTACAAAAAGATAATGTAATTGTTAATGGTTGTATCCAAGTAGGTGAGGCAGACTTAAAAGGATTTGATATTATCAAAAGAGTTTATAGTCCTAAAGGCAAAGCACCTACACTTACAACAATGGGTGGAGGACACAGAGAACCTAAAGTAATTGTTGATGAATTAACTTGGAGAAAACTAACAGTAAAGGAATGTGAAAGATTACAAACAGTACCTGATGGATACACTGAAGGAGTATCTAATACTCAGAGATATAAAATGTTAGGCAATGGGTGGACAGTAGATGTGATCGCTCATATTTTAAAGGGGATCAAAGAAGAAGAGTTAGAACCACAAGCAATAGATGATTACTATATGGCTTTACAAGATTAAGAGGAGAGTTTACCAAAAGGATACGGAAGAATACAATGCACTTCCTGTTCGTTGACATTGTTGAGGTAAACATACTAGCAGTTGGTAGTCTGCTTATCAAAACTACCCCTAATTATTAACTAAGGAGAAGGGGATATGCAACAACACGTTTTAGAATATAGCAAAGAAGAAGTTAGAGAAGCAGTAGACATTGCAATAGGTGATGATGGTCATAAGAGCAATGAAGTTATAGAGATACTTGAACATTTTAAAAATGAAGAACAACAATTAAGAGGTATAAAATGAAACTTAAAAAACTATTAGAAATAAATGCAATGTGTGAAGAAGAAAAGTTACCTTGGGATGTGCAAGAATCTTTTGATTATGATTCAAATAATCTTGGGCTTACAGATATACTTGAAATGGATATTGTACATTTTGTTAGAGCATTTAAATTGTTAAATAAAAAAGCAGTTGCTTCTAAGCGAACAACAGCTACGGAAAAATTTCTTTCCATCCCGCCATTTAATAATAGACCAAGCAAAGTAGCATTGAATTTAATTGCAGGTAAATTACATATAGCTGTTAATGAATTAGAGGAGTACATAAATAATGAGTAGTAAATTAAAAGAATACAGATTAATCAGAACAACTTACATAGTAGAGGAATGTTTTGTAATGGCAGAAGATTGGGAAGAAGCAGAAGAAAAAGGATATCTTGAAGTAGAAGATTGGGAATTTTTAGCTGACCAAGCAGAGATAGAAGTAGAGGAGATAAAAAATGACTGAACGTAAATTACCTTTTGCTTGCAAAGTAATAGATAAAAAACCTGTTGAAGTAGCCAATAGATTTACTGGTGCTACAATAACTATACCGCCTGATGCTGTTGCAGTTTACGATACCATCATGGGTGCTGAAAGGATCAGAGATTACAACACCATGCGCAAAGGTTTAGATTGGTTTATTACAAATGAGCCTGATGCTTATATGATATTACTGGATTGAACGGAGGCCTCAATGAATGAACTAATAACTTTTATTATCTGGTTGATTATTTACTTGGAGATATTTGGATGAATGATATAGAAAAAATAGATTATGTTATAGAGACAATCATAAAAACTTTAAAGGCTATGGAGGATGACATAGGTAACTTACCTCAATGGGAATTAGAAAACTCTTTAGAGTTACTTAAAGATTTAAGAGAACCTTTATTCCTGGAATTAAAAAAAGATATGGAAGGTTGGGATAGTATGGCCAAGGCTTTAAAAAAATAATTTTAACTACTAAAGGAAGGAAAACAAAATGAAAAAATCAAGAACAAAAGCATATGTAATGACAGTCAACAAAGGAAATGTACTAGAAGAATATAGATTAGATGTACTTAGAGATACTATTAAATTTCTTAACAAACATATAAACCATAAACTATATGTTAAATGTCATGGTAGATTTGGAAAGAACAATCCTCACTTGGCTAAGTATACTAATCAACATGGTAATATTAACTGGAGAGATTGTAAGTTAGAAGACGCACAAAGAATAGACGTATATATCCATGAAAGATAAAGACAATTTTATAAAATCTTTACCTATGTTTATTTTAATAGTGATGTTAATAGTAATTGTAATCTGGGGGATTTGACATCCCTCAGTTACTTCTTATATAATCCTATAGAGATAAAGGAGAACTCTATTGAACGCAAAGAAAGTTAAAGCTTTAAGAAAGAAAGTAAAGTCTTTACAAGTAGAATGGATGAAAACATTACTGAACGAAGAAGAAGCTGCACAGGTCTCACTAGATAATATAGATCAATTAGTACCTGATGAAGATTATTATGTTGCACGCAAAACAATGTATCTTTCTTTTATGACACACAAATGGATCATGAAATATTTAAAAAAATATCCTGATATAAATAGTTTTGCAGAACTAAGTAGATACTATGAAGATAAAAGAACTCAAACAAAACAACAGAACTATTCTTTCTAATGAATAATAATAAACTTTTTAAATATTATCAGATTGAATCTGCTTTAACTACATGTAGTCTTAGTATTCCTATGGGCTTAAGAAAGGAATCTCAATTAGGCATAGCTCTATTTAACATAGAAGAATTAATTGAAGAGGAAATCCAGGAGCAAGTAAATAACGGAGTAGCACTTGATGCTATTGAATTGAACGTAAAAAAATAGGAGCAAAAAATGAAAAGTAATTTTATAACTGGTTGTATAATACTAACAATAGTATTTGGTTGTTTCTTATTGCAACAAAATAAAATTCAAAAAGAATTTAAAAATTCTACACAAACTATAAATCTTTTAAGTCAAAAAATTCTTGATGTAAAAAAAGATATGTTTGAATTAAGAGCAGACTCTATTGAAAGTATCTCAAGAAGAGAACTTGATAATGCTTATAATGTAATTGAAGATAATAAAAGATTTATTGAATATGAAGTTAACATGTCAAAGAAAAGTGTTCAGGCTTTTGTTACTCAGTTGAACGCAGACATGGAAAGATTTGATGCAGAGATAAAGCAAAGTAAAACTAATGATGAATCTTTAAGAGAACAGATACAATTTATTCTACAAGAAATAGAATTACTTGAAGATTCTTTGAAGCAAGAACCTGTGCCTGTGATTACTCCAGAAACATTAGAAAATATTAGAGGCTCTACTGTAGAAACTCCAATAGAAAAAGCAAAGTGTGCTTATGTTTTAGAAGCAGGATTACAAAATAGAACTACAGTTATCCAGAAAGCTGTAGATAAAATTAAACGTAAAGGTTCTTATTCGCTTGCTGTTATGTTTGATGTAGATCAAAAAGGTAAAGCAAATGTATTGAACGTTAAGTCTAACAACGCACCTAAAAAATTAGAAAGTGCTGTACATTCTTATGTATCTAAGTTAAACTTTATTAAAGATAGCTTACAATCTAATTGTAAAATGTCTTTTAATTTAAATGTAACATAAACTGAAAAGGAAAAGAAAATGGCAGAAGAAAATACTTTTAATGCTGCAAGTGGTGTTGGCGAAGTTACAGGTCGCGCTTACTATGCAAATGTAGTAACTCCAAATACTACGTTTGATTCTAAATGGGAAGTTAGTTTAGTATTAGATGATGATACTTTAACTGAGTTTGAAAACAGAGGACATCCCATAAAAGAAAAAGACTTTGGTAGGTTCATTCACTTCAAAAGAAATGTAGATAGGAAAGGCGGTGGACAAAATACTAGACCTTTATTAGTAGATGAAAACCGTAAGCGTGTAGATACTCTACCTAATATAGGGAATGGATCTACTGTTAAAATTCAATACAAAGAATACGCTTGGAATTATCAAGGTAAAGCAGGTAAAGGCAGAGATCTTAGGGCAGTACAGCTTGTTGATTTAGTAGAATACAATGAGCCAGATGGATCTGGAATGTATGATGAAGGGGATTTCTAAATGAGCGAAGCCTTTATTACTTTAGATAAAAAGAAATATACAGTCAATGATTTACCAAGAGGTGAACCACGCAGATTGTTTTTAAAATTACAATTAGCTAATCAAAAGAAAGCAAAAGCTATTGATGAATTAGAATCTGCACAATGGGAAATCAATCATGGTTGTGCTTTGTTAAGTGATGAAATAAAAAAAGAGGAGAAAGTCACTACAAAAAAATCTAAATAAAATAACGCTAGGTGCTTCTTAGTTTCTTTTGCATTGGTTGTGCGAGTTCCTTGAAGATAGTGTAAGAAGTACCTAGCATCTTTATCTTAAACTTGGGGAAGTAAATTGAATACAAATAACAACAGCAAATTTATTAAACACATTCCATGTGAATCTTGTGGAAGTAAAGATAACAATAGTTTATATGATGATGGCCATACCTATTGTTTTGGATGTAACAAAAGAACACCGCCTAAATTATTTGGTGAGCCTTCACCATCAGTAAGTACTCTACCTACAGATATAAATTCTTTTTTACAATCTTACAAGGGATCATACAATGCTCTTGAAGATAGAAAGATTAGTTTAAAGACAGCAAAAACTTTTGGAGTTTTATCTAGTCCAAACAAACATGTATATCCTTACTACAATAACAACGAAGTATCTGCTACTAAAACTAGAGAGGTAGATACTAAGAAGTTTTATTCTGGTGGTAACTTTGAAGGTACAGGATTGTTTGGTGAGCAGTTGTATAGAAATACAGGTGGTAAATATCTTACAATTACAGAAGGTGAATGTGATGCTATGGCAGTACATCAAATCTTTGGAGGTAAGTGGGCAGTAGTATCTCTTAAACGTGGGTGTGCTTCTGCTGTAAAAGATATAAGAGAAAGCATAGAGTTTGTAGAAGCTTATGAGAATGTAGTACTTGCATTTGATAATGATGATGCAGGACAGAAAGCAGCTAGACAAGTAGCAAGAATACTAAAGCCTAATAAAACTAAGATCATGTCTTTTCCTACAGGCTTTAAAGATGCTAATGATATGCTTAAGCAAGGTAAGTTTGAAGAGTTTACTAAAGCTTGGTGGGAAGCTAAAACATATACACCATCAGGTATCCTGGAATTGTCTAGCAAAAAGAATGATTGGTTACAACGTGAAGACAAAGAAAGTATTCCTTATCCATGGGAAGGCTTGAATAAAAAACTATATGGTATGCGCAAAGGAGAGTTAGTTACTCTTACTGGAGGCACAGGATTAGGTAAGTCTAGTGTGACTAGAGAACTAGAACATTGGCTTATTAAAAACACTACAGATAATGTAGGCATTGTAGCTCTAGAAGAGAACTGGCTTAGAACAGCAGATGGAATTATATCTATAGAAGCTAACGATAGAATTTATTTAGCTGAGAAAAGAGCTAACTATTCTAATGAACAATTAGAAAATTTATTTGACAATGTAATTGAAGATGGTAGAGTCTTTATCCATGCTCATCTTGGTGCAACAAATATAGATGAAATCTTTTCTAAACTTAGATACATTATAGTAGGCTGTGAATGTGAATGGGTAGTAGTAGATCACTTACATATGCTTGTAAATGTAATGACAGAAGGTGATGAAAGAAGAGGTATTGATAATCTTATGAATCGCCTTAGATCTTTAGTAGAAGAAACAGGAGTAGGTATGATACTTGTTTCACATCTTAGAAGAGCAGCAGGTGAGAAAGGACATGAACAAGGTATTGAAGTATCTCTTTCTCATTTAAAAGGATCACAAGGAATATCACAACTATCAGATTGTGTAATAGCCTTAGAAAGAAATCAACAAGCAGATGATATAGAAGAAGCTAATACAACAAGGGTAAGAGTTTTAAAATCTAGATACACAGGGGATACTGGACTTGCTTGTAGCCTTAAATATAATTCAGACACAGGAAGACTTTATGAAACAGACATTGATTTCTCTCCCCAACAAAATAGCACATCACCGTTTTAAAAAAGTAATCTTTGATATAGAAACAGAAGGTCTTGAAGGTAACACTATTCATTGTATCGTTGCCAAAGTTATTGGAGGGGGAACTTACTTGTTCCCTCCTGATAAACTTCAAGAAGGGGCAGATCTATTAGAAAGCGCAGACGTTTTGATTGGGCATAATATTATAGGATTTGATATCCCTGTCCTGCTCAAACATTTTAATCTTAAACTTACTAAACATATTGAAGATACTCTTGTTGTATCTCGTTTGGTTAATCCTGTTTTTCCTGGAGGACACAGCTTAGAAAACTGGGGATACTATCTATACCCTAACAATGCAGAAAAAAGAAAAGGTAATCAGCCTGATAGTTGGGAAGAATACACTGAAGAAATGGCAGAGTATTGCATACAAGATGTAGAACTTAATGCAGAAATATATTATAGATTATTAAAAGATGCTGTAAATTTTAGCCAAGAGTCTATTGATCTTGAACATTCTGTAGCTAAGATTATGAAAGAACAAGAGCTGCATGGTTTTATGTTGGATGAACAAAAAGCTACTATGCTTTCATCTAAGTTACAATCTAAGATGGCCACACTTGAACAACAAGTACATCAAACTTTTAAACCTAAATGGGTAGACGATAGATTAATAACTCCTAAGTTTAATAAAGATGGTTCGTTATCTAAAGTACCTAAGTTAACTGATGAAGAACTTATTAAAGTTAAAGCTACTGACTACGAACCTTTTATGCGGCAGAAGTGGGTAGAGTTTAACCTTGCTAGTAGAAAACAAATTGGTGAATACCTTATAGACTTTGGATGGAAACCAAAAAAGTTTACACCTACTGGTCAGCCTATTGTAGATGAAAGTACTTTAGAAAAAGTTAAAGGTATACCAGAAGCTACACTTATATCTGAGTTTATGATGTTACAAAAAAGAGTAGCACAAGTTTCTTCTTGGTTAGAATTATCTAAGGATAGCAGGGTTCATGGATTTGTTATACCTAACGGAGCTATCACAGGAAGAATGACACACCGCAGTCCAAACGTTGCTCAAACACCAAGCTCTAATAAACCTTATGGTAAAGAATGTAGAGAATGTTGGACAGTACCAGAAGGATATAAGTTAGTAGGTATAGATGCATCTGGTTTGGAGCTTAGAGTATTAGCACATTACATGAAGAATAAGGAATACATAAATGAAATCGTCAACGGAGATATTCACACAACAAATCAAAACCTTGCTAGACTTGGATCACGCAGTCAGGCTAAAACTTTCATCTATGCCCTCATCTACGGAGCAGGAGATGCAAAAATTGGAAGTGTGGTTGGAGGAAATGCTAAAGCAGGTGCAACACTTAGATCTAGTTTTATCCGCAATTTACCCTCGCTTGGAAATCTTACAACTTCTGTTGAAAGAGCGGCACAAACAAGAAAGTATCTTAAAGCATTAGACGGTAGAGTAATACATATTAGAAAAGTTTATTCTGCTTTGAATACTTTATTGCAAGGAGGAGGTGCTGTTATTATGAAGACTGCACTTGTCTTATTAGATAATCGCATAAAAGAACTTGGACTAAATGCACATTTTGTAGCTAATGTACATGATGAATGGCAGATAGAAGTTAAAGAAGATCAAGCTGATCAAGTAGGGCAACTAGGAGTCCAGGCTATAAGAGATACACAACAAGTTTTAAATCTTAATTGCCCTTTAGATGGAGAGTATCAAATAGGAGATAACTGGAGTGAAACACACTGAACAATTAAATCTTTTTAAGATAGATAATTCAATGTATGTAGAAAAAGAAAGTGATACAATAAGATGTAGACATTGTAATATTAAAAAAGATAAAAAGTTTTTTGGTATTAGAAACAAAGTAGCAGAAGGAACAGAACCTTCTCGCCATACAATATGTTCAGAGTGTAAAATTAGTAAAGATAAAACAGTAGATATGTTAAGGCAAACAAATCCTTTTCCTACTGATCCAAACTATCAATGTCCTTTATGTTTAAGAGATGAAAAAGAATTAAAAAGAAATGGTAGATGGAAAAAATTAACTCCTTGGACATTAGATCATTGTCATGATACTGAAACGTTTAGAGGATATATCTGCCATGATTGTAACACAGCATTAGGTAGAGTATTAGATAGTACAGATACTCTTAAAAGATGTATTAAATATTTAAAAGGAAAATTAAAATGAAGAAATTAGATACAGTAGTAGAAGACATCTATAAAGAAGTATCTAAAATTAGTGACGGTAAAACTTTAAAGGTTACTGAGAAACAATTAGATGAATTTGCAGCAGGTATGAAGTCAGCTATGAAACATTGGCTTACTCCCAGAGAAGTAAAGAAACCATACTTACGCATGTCTAATATAGGTAAGCCTGAAAGACAGCTTTGGTATGATATGAAATTAGATCCTAAAGAAAATATTATAGATGCTTCTACTCAAATTAAATTTTTGTATGGTCACTTACTAGAAGAAGTTGTTTTGTTCTTGGTTAATTTATCAGGACATAAAATAACAGATCAACAAAAAGAAGTTAAAGTTAAAGGAATCAAAGGGCATATGGATTGTAAGATAGATGGAGAAGTTGTAGATATTAAGTCAGCTTCTAACTTTGCCTTTAGAAAATTTAAAGATGGTACACTACCTAACAAAGATTCTTTTGGTTATCTTGCACAGCTTGCAGGCTACGAAGAAGCAGAACAATCTACAGGTGGAGGCTTCTTAGCTATTAACAAAGAGTCAGGGGAACTAAGTTTATTTAAACCTCAGAGTTTAGATAAGCCTAACATTAAACAAAAGATTGATACCCTTAATAAACAATTAAAAAAGAAAACACCTCCTGCTAGATGCCATGATACTGTACCTAATGGATCTTATGGTAACATGCAGTTACCTACAGAATGTAAATGGTGTCCACATAAATTTGTATGTCATGCAGATGCTAATGAAGGTAAAGGTTTAAGAACTTTTAAATACTCTACAGGCTTTACATATCTAACTAAAGTTGTACGTTTACCTAAAGTAGAAGAAGTGCATGCCTAGAAGATTTCCACGCAAGGTAAGGCCTAGAGAAAAGAATGTTCCTAAAGGATATGATAGTAAATGGGAATATACTTTACATCAAACTTTACTTAAGTCTTGGAATCATCATACAGATAAAGTACCTTACATTGTAGAACATAAGTATGAGCCTGACTTTATAAAAGATAAAATACTTATTGAAGCTAAAGGTAGATTCTGGGATCACGCAGAATATAGTAAGTACATCTGGATCAGAAAGTCTTTACCTGCTACAATGGAACTTATATTTTTATTTCAAAAACCTTATGCCCCTATGCCAGGAGCTAAGAAAAGAAAAGACGGTACTAAAAGAACTCACGCTGAATGGGCAGAAGCAAATAATTTTAAATGGTATAGTGAAGAAACTTTACCAAAGGAGTTTAAATAATGATTGAAAAAACAGGACTTGATGAAGAAGCATATAATGAATTATTAGAAGCAAGAAAAATTAATGAAAGATATAGACCAAGTGAATCTATTAAAAGAAATCCAACTCCTATAGACAAGCTTGAATATATAACAGAGTTACTATGTATTTATTGTGACAATAACTTTGAACCAGAAACTATTTCTTTTGATCCAAATGAAGGAAATCCTAGTTGGAAAGATTGTGAAGTAGCTTGTGCATATATTAGTGATATTAGAAAGGAGTTAAAATAATGACAGATGTAGTTAATAATCCAGACCATTATAATCAAGGAAAGATTGAATGTATTGATGCTATTAAAGCTATGCTAAGTACAGAAGAATATATTGGATATTTGCGCGGTAACTCACAGAAATATAGATGGAGATACAGATACAAAAACGGAGTAGAAGATTTAAAGAAAGCAGAATGGTATGAAGCTAGACTCTTAGCAACAATAGAAGATACAGAAGTGGAGTATTACAATGCTAAGTAGATTATTATACATGATACCTTTCTTTGGTATGGTAATAGGATCATACTTTATATGGAGTGCAGATATAAGAGCAGCATTAATTATGTCAGGTCTTGCATTAACACAAAGTTTAATATGTTTTGCTTATCTTACATTTCAAATTACAGTAAACGGAACAGAAGGAACATTAGAAGTAGAAGTAAAACTATGGGATGCTCTTATGCCTGTTATATTTTTAATGTTATCTTCTACAATATTTTTATTATTAACTTATCAAATAGCACAGGCATTTAGCTTATGAGTAATGAGATAAATATAAAAGCAATTTTTTTAAAAGAAAGCAGTCTTGAAATACCAGAGAGTCCTGACATTTTTTTTAATACTTCTAATGAAGTAGTTACTGAATTGAATTGTACATCTTCTTTTTCTTCTTTTGAAATTAACAATGAAGATAACTATGAAATAACTTTAGCTTTAGAACTTATAGCTAAAGATAAAACATACAATAAAATTTTATACATATTAAACTTTATTTACTCAGGATTTTTTAGTCTTAAAAATTATACAAAGCAAGAAGAAATAGATGAAGCATTGGCTGTAGATTGTCCTAACATAATATTTCCTTATGCAAGACAATATGTTTCTACAATCACAGGGTTAACTTCTTTACCTGTTTCTTTAATACAAGATATTAACTTTAAAAAATTATATTACAATGAAATTGGAAAGGAATACAAATGAACACTACTGAACTACCTACTAACTATCAACAGTTTATACATCTAAGCAGATATGCTAGATGGAATGAAGAACATCAACGTAGAGAAACTTGGGAAGAAACTGTAACAAGATACTTTGATTTTTTTGGAAAACAAATAGTACAAAATACTAAATTAAATAAAGTTGACTATGCTGTAATTAGATCTACATTACAAAAAGCTGTGTTGTCATTAGATGTTATGCCAAGTATGAGAGCATTGATGTCAGCAGGTAATGCTTTAGAAAAAGATAACGTAGCAGGATTTAACTGTAGCTATGTAGCTGTTGATACACCTAGAGCTTTTGATGAAACATTATACATACTTATGTGTGGTACAGGGGTAGGGTTTAGCGTTGAACGTCAATACATAAATCAATTACCAGATTTACCAGAGGATTTATTTCCTACAGATACTGTTATTAAAGTAGCTGATTCTAAGATTGGATGGGCAAAGTCCTACAAAGAACTTATGTCTTTACTATATGCAGGACAGATTCCTACATGGGATGTTTCAAACATTAGACCTTATGGTGCTAGACTTAAAACTTTTGGAGGCAGAGCAAGTGGCCCAGATCCTCTTGAAGAGTTGTTTGATTTTACTATTAATATTTTTAAAGATGCAATGGAGAAACAACAAAGAAAACTTCATTCATTAAACTGTCATGATTTGATGTGTAAGATTGCAGAAGTTGTAGTGGTAGGTGGAGTAAGGCGAAGTGCTTTAATCTCTCTTAGCAATCTCTCAGACAGTCGCATGCGTAATGCTAAGTCAGGTGCTTGGTGGGAAGATAATCAGCAAAGAGCATTAGCTAATAACTCTGTAGCCTATACAGAAAAACCAGACGTAGGTACTTTTATGCGTGAATGGTTATCTTTGTATGAATCTAAAAGTGGTGAGCGTGGTATCTTTAATCGTCAAGCTGCAGAGAAACAAGCATCAAAGAATGGTAGGCGAGAAGACTATAAAGACTTTGGTTGTAATCCTTGTAGTGAAATTATTCTACGCAATAAACAATTCTGTAATCTTACTGAGGTTGTAGTTAGAGAAGATGATGATATTAATACTTTAAAAACTAAAACAGAAGCAGCGACTATACTTGGTACATTCCAGGCTACGCTAACAAATTTTAGATACCTGACAAGTAAATGGAAACACAATACTTTAGAAGAGTCATTGCTTGGTGTATCACTTACAGGTATAATGGACAATGTTAATATGATAAATGGCAAGATAGATTTACAAGAGTTAAAAGATCTGTCAATATCCGTTAATAAAGTATGGGCTAAGAAACTAGGTATCCCCCAATCCGCAGCAATTACCTGCGTTAAACCTAGCGGAACAGTAAGTCAACTGGTCAATAGTGCTTCTGGTATTCACACTAGACATAGCCCATACTACCTTCGCACCGTCAGAGCAGATAAGAAAGATCCTTTAGCAAAATTAATGGTAGATGCAGGAGTCTATCATGAAGATGATCTTACTAAACCAGAACACACTTATGTCTTTTACTTTCCTATGAAGAGTCCTAAAGGTGCGCTGACTAGAAAAGATATATCAGCTATTGAACACTTAAATATCTGGAAGGACTATCAAGATAAATGGTGTGAGCATAAACCTTCTGTAACAATCTCAGTTAAAGAAGAAGAACAATTAGATGTAGGAGCTTGGGTTTATAAAAATCTAGATGAAACATCTGGTATCTCTTTCTTACCTTACTCAGATCATTCATATAAACAAGCTCCTTATCAAGAGATAACTTATAATGAATATAGAAAATGGTTAAAGAAAACTACAGACATAGTAGATTGGTCTAAGATAACAGAGTATGAGACAGAAGATAATACTGAAAATACTAAAGAGCTTGCATGTAGTGCAGGAACTTGTGAGATAATTTAATGGCAAGAATAAAAAGGGAAGAAGCAAAGTTGTTAGCGTATGCAATTTTGTTTAATAAACAAGGACAGTTAATTACTGAACGTACAAGTACAGACATTACACAATTAAAAAAACATTTAACTAAAGAAGATTTTAACCTGTTACAGTCCACAATGCGAAGCGCGACCAGAGAATTAGATAATGTACATAATAAAATAGAAGCGGATTTAAATGGGCGAAAAGCATAGTGATAGACTTTAAAAGTTTAATTGATCCTATGTCTGTTGAGGAATTTAAAACAGAATATAAAGATAAAAAATTCTGTGTTATTAAAGGAAATAGATTTAGAAGATTTATGTACAGTAATATTATTTCTTGGCATAGACTTTCTGATTACATTAATAATGATAGAGCAGTAGCAGGCATACAAGCTATACTACCCAATGGTAAAAAACTTTGTATGGAAAAAAATAATCTTTATCAAGGATCTAAAACTTCATGGGCTAAAAAAGATTACTTTGATAAAAAATATTTACATACTCTTTGGAATAACAATGGATCTATTATACTAACTAAAGCATCTATGCTTACTCAAAGTATTTCAGATATAGCAGAAGCTATAGAGACAGAGTTTAAAGGCGCATGTGATGCTCATTTTTATTGTAGTAGAAACTCTAAAGGAAAATCTTTTCGCCCACATATAGATCATGATGATAATTTTCTTGTACATTGCATTGGCTCAGTACAATGGACAGTCTGTAATAGTTTTGAAAACAATACAAAAGATGTAGAAACTTTTAAATTAACTGCAGGAGATATGCTTTACATTCCAAAAGGAATAGGCCATTCTGCTATACCCTTATCTAAAAGAATATCTATATCTGTTCCTTTATTAGAAGAAAAAAATATAGTGCCTATAAATAGAAACTTTTATAATTTTTAACTTCCTTGTTTAATAGTAATAGTAGAACTACTCCCTCCGTTGGTAGTTATTTGATTTACTTTTCCTTCTTGTTCTATTCTTATATTGTAAGAACCTGATTTGTCTACGCTCATCTCTAGTGTATCTTCTATAGCTCTTAAGAACTTTAAGTTTGTGTCAGTAACAAAGGTACTGATCTGCGTATCCTTATCATAACCTACTGCTGTTCCTTTAACTCCGTCTGCTGACAAAGCTTTCTCAGCTTTACCTAACTCATCTACTTCTTGAATAATGTCTAAGAGATCTTCTAGAAAGTTACCTGCCAAATAATCTACATCAAGCTCTGTATATTCTAAATCATCTTTAGCTAAAGCATCTTCTTCAAGTCCATCAAACTCTAAAAAGTCTACATCTAATAGATTATCTACAGCAGTAACTGATTCATCTGTTTGAATCTCTTTAGTCTCTGGAGGATTTACAATAAGCATATTGTCAATCATATCTAGTGTTAGGTCTAATACTACAGCAGGAGTAGGTGCTGTTTCAAAATTATAGACTGTAGTAGCCTCATAAGCTTTGTTAAGTATTACCTGACCTAAGGCCGTATCAACAGTTATCTCCCCACTTGCATTACCAAACTCATCAGGCAAAAGTATTACCAAAGCTTCACCAGTTTCTTTTACAGTTATTGTGAAGTCTGTCCCCCTTATTCCAATGGTTGCCGCGTGTGTCCTGATTGTAATATTATCTTTAGGTATGCGTGGCTTCTTACTGGATATAAATCTCCCGGTTCCTTTTACAAAATTAAGAGCCATACTTGACTTGCTAGGATTGACATCAAATACAAACTCATCAATAATCACATTGCTGTGTTCTGTTAAACGTATTGTTGTATCATCTCTAAACGTAACACCCATTCTACCTTGTGCAGTTTCTAGTTTGTCCATAGAGTTAAGCGAGAAATCAATCTCGCTCTTATAAGGTTTATCTCTTACTACTCTGGTATTTCCGTTTAATTGTGTAATGTTTCCAATATTAACATCCAACGCTTGTGCCTTGATCGTCTTGGTTAATGCAAACTGTACCGTTAGAACCAGTAGAAGTAACTTTAACCCAATCTGAATCTTGTGTGCTTTGTTGATCCACATCAAAGGCTCTTGAACTTCCTGTGTGTGTAAGGTGAAAATATCCCTGGGCATAACCATCTCCATCATAATTTACTGTATTACTATCGCCATCTATATTCATATAATTAGTAGCTGAATCCACATCAATGTCAGCATTAATAGTATTACTAGAACCTTGCACAGTCCAATCTATATCTGCGCTACTTGCTAAAGCACTAGTAGCTAGATCAAGTGTAAAGGTGTTGGTACTACCTGTCACTTGGACATTAACGTTTGAACCATCTGCACCAAACGAATTGGTTGAATCCATTTTAGATGTGAACGTGTTAGTATCGCCATCAAAATTAAAGTAACCTGTGTATGAATCTGCATACATATCTCCTAGAAATTTGTTAGCATCACCAATCTGATTTATGTCTAACGTCATGGATGTTCCGTCAAGATCCAAGGCTGTCATTGAACCTGCTACTGCAGTAAGACCACCTATAATGTTACCACTACCTAACTGTTCAAGATCTATATTAGCTGTAGCTCCTACTTGATCTACAAAGATTTCGTTGTCTGAAGCTGTTGCGGAAATGCTAACAAGCATTAACAAGCTAATTAATTTCTTCATATTCCCAATACCCCCTGGTTATTCCTATTTTAATTATTTGTAAAACACCTTCTTCTATTGCCTGTTGTAGAGCTATAGAGGTACTTTCGTTCTCTGCAACTCCTCCTTCTACTTCAATAAGTCTTCTGCCTTCATCTAAAAATCTAAACACATCCTGCGAAAGACCTGCTGATGTAACTGTTTTAGATACTAATACTTCTATTAATATTTCTCCTGTTGAGACAGAAACTAATCTCAAAGATATGGTAATTAAATCTTCTCTATACTGTTTAGAACTTCCTAGACCTAACAGTCTTGCTCCTGCGCCTCCAGATTTTATATTAGAATCATACGATAACACTCCTCCCTGAATCAAGAGTCCTGCTAGTAAAAGAGGTTTGACGCTGCTGTCCTCTTCAAATGTTTCTCTTGTTGAACGTATAAGTTGTCTTTCTTTAGTAAGTGAATCTAATCCTACGCGCTCTGCAACTTGAAAAAACTTTCCCTTTGCAGCTTGTTTTAAAGCTCTGATAAGAAATGCTTCAGGGGCCTGCGTAATTGCAGTACTGAACAAGGCAAACTGCCCATTACTTCTGCGCTGTCCTGTGTGATCTCTAAAGCTATTAGGGTATATAGCTATTACTGGTTTTCGTATTGCTGCAGGAAGTTGTTTTAATTCTTCAGACTGTAGTTCTAATACAGAAGAACTTTTTATTACAACATTAGGTATACCGCTTCCGTTTAATAAATCTTTAGATGCACAACTAGAAAGTAAAAGTACCAATAGGCACAGTAATACTGGTCTGCCCCCCATTTTCGTCTGTAATAGTAAGCGTGATAAGTTCATTTTCAACTTTGTATTCAATAGTATTTCCTTCTAGCTCAAGTGATCCTGATGTTTGTGGTGTCTCACCAAATAATTGTTCTACCATTTGCCTAGATAATTGTGCGTAGATTCTGCTTTCTAAATTTCTTATAAACCTTGCAAGTGTAGTGTTATCTGCTTCTCTAGCTAACTGATCTTGATATGCTTCTATCTCTTCTTTAATAGCTTGCTTTCTTGTAGCTTCTTGGTTCTCTATTGTAAGATAGTGACTGCTAGTATTTACTCCAGAAAAGCTAGGACTTTTAAATTTAAATAACAATTCGTCTGCAAAGATATCTCCTTGCCAAATAAAAAAAGCTATTAGGTTAATTTTAATCTTTTCTTTGATCTTCACGGTCTGCTTTTGCCACCTTATCTATTTCAATTAAATTAGGAATACCAAGTAATGTTTTTAGTAAAACATCTTGACGTATAGTTTGATTATCAAGTGCGCGTACCCTATCAATTAAAGCTACAATTATTCCGTATTGAGCATCAAGTTTAGTGCTTAGTCTTTCTTCCATTGCGTTAAGACTAGCATCTACTTTTTCATCAACTACATCTATCTTAGCTTCCATACCATCAATAATGCGGTTAATAAGTTTCCATATAAAGAAACCTAAACCTAATGCAGATGCAACTGGAAAGCCTACCTGATTAATCAGATTTATAATGTCTTCCATTACTTATCGTCTTTACTTCCAGTATTAGACGCTCCAAAATAAAAAGATATAATAGCACTTGCAAGACCACCAAGATAACCTAGCACTAAGTTGATCAACGCTTCGCTGTTCTGCTCTGGAGGCTGCAGAGTAATTAGAAAAATGTAACCCATAAAGCCACCAACAACAACTAATCCCATGATTCTAGATGTCCAATCTTTAGAAAATTTCCCTCTTGCATCTTGTATGTCTTTAGTTTGAAGATCATATAGATCTACATCTAACTCTTTCATTTTTACTTCAAAGTCTGCATCAATCTTTTTAATCTCTGCAAGTTGTTCTGGTGTGGCTGCTTGTACTGCTTGCTCTATTTTCTTAGGTGTAGGCTCACATCCTAAAGTTTCAGCAATCATATTAGCTGCCATATTGCCCATAGGCCCACCCAGGGCTGTACCGATTGTTGGAGCTACTGCGCCTATTAAGTTTTTTATCATTCCAAATTTCATTCTACTTGCCTCTAGTTAGTTCATCAGGACTAAAACGTATATTACTTTCTAGTATTCTATCTACAGAATCCATAATTATTTCTAATGGTAATTCTGGCATCCCCTTTAAATGAGCTTCTAAAAGCTCTTCATAAACTTTTCTAAACTCTTCTCTTTTTAACCAAGCTAAATCTTGTTTAGTTCGCATCTTGCAATCTATGCGATACGCTCTATCTAAGTCATCTTCATGGTACATAATAAGTATATCTTCTGAATACATATCTTTACTCAAATCTAGTATTTTTAAATTTATCTAGATAATCAGAAAGTTTAGTACCATAAGCATCTTGCTTATCTCCTTCTCCTAAATTTCTAATAAACTGTTTCATACCTGTAAAGCCTCCTAAATGAGCAACACCAACCATTCCTGGTTCTGTAATAGCTACTCCATTAATTTTTTGACCAATATATTGATCCAGTTTATTTCTTTTAATTCCTTTTCTAATATCACTAACATGCCAATCAAATACTTCATCTTGTAATTTTTTATCTGCTAAAAATTCTTCATTAGTAAAAGATGTATTATATCTATCTTTGTAATCTTTTAATCTACTCTTACCAAATTGATACGCACCCATATATCCTAGACTATTTACAGCTTCATAATTTCCAGAGCTTTCACTATCTCTTAACTTATCTTTAAATAGTTTAGGTAATATTATTTCATCAGTTACTAAAGTTCTAGGAACAGCTTGTGCAGCTCCTCCTATTAATACAGCGTCTTGTGTTTGAAATTGTATATCTTCCATTTTTGTTTCAGCCCTGTTTGCTGCACCTTTAGCTCTTCTTAAAAGTGCGCCTAAAAATCCTCTAGCTCTTTTTAATAAACCACCTAAGAATACTTGTTGTCTTCTATCTAGTATTTCTGTAGCTAAAAACTGGTTCTCTCTAAGTAATGTATAGCCCTCTTTAGTCTTTATAGCATCATAGCCTAGTTTAAGTATTTCATTCTTTATTAAAAAACTTTTACTTTTAGTAATTAATTTTTCTTTATTAGCAGTCCTATCAGGATCATCATTAAGAACATCATCTCTAAGAGTAAGTTGATAGTTTGTTTCTTTAATAATTTCATTAGCAATAAAATCATCTGTATATATTATATCATCTTTATTTTTGTTAATACTTTCTTGTACAGTTTCTAGTTCTGTATTATCAATATCTAATTCTAATAACTTATGAAATTTAATTTTACCTGCTACGTTTCCTCTGCCTTTAGCTTTGTATACAGGAACTCCAATAGTATCTGACTTGCGGTATGCTTCTAGTTTATCTGCAACTGTAAAGCCTTTTAAGTCTATGTAGAATGTATCTTTAATATCTAATGTAGGTAACGTATCTTCTGTATGCAAAGCAATAGGAGTTGTGTCTGTAGTTCCATATTCATTTTGATCTCTAGTTAAAAACTTATAAACATCTGTTATATTATTGTTGTTTTGTGTAACTTCTCCACCTTCTGCAAAAGACTCTACAGAATCTTTATCATATACAACTCCTTGTCCTAAATTCCTAGTAAATTTTTTAATATCATTTCTAGAAGGAATTACTCCAAAAATTTTCTCATTCTTTTTAAGAGCAGAATAAAAAGGAATATTAGTTCCAAGAATTTCAGGAATACTTTTATCTGTAACTACAGAATCTATAAGGTCTGCAGGAAGAGGCCCTAATGGAGCTTTAATTGCTGCAGCTGTTTCTCTACCGCCATACTTAGCCCCTTCAAGATATTTATGTATATATTCATAAGGCCCAAATCCACCCCATCTTCTTATAGCTTCTCCCATAACTTTACTATCTTCTTCTTGTAAACTTCTGCCTTCACTTCTAATAGCATTAGTCATAACAGCTACCCCTGTCATCATAGTTGTTGCTCC